GGCCCAGTTGGAACTGTGGCGCATCGCCGCCTTGATGTTCTGAGTGATGATCGCGTGGCTTCCAAAGTCGCCATAGCGCGAACCCCGTTCTTCCAAAATCTGACCTATTTCCATTCTGACCTCCTATGACCCCTGCATGGCGATGACCCTATGACCCTGGCCCTATAGGGCCAGAGGGTCAGGGAGGGTCAAAATTCGCCCTGTTTTGCCCCTTTTTGACCCTGACCCTGATTTTGACCCTAGGGTCATTTAGGGTCACCGTTTTTGCGAAGCAGCATTGCGCTGGAATTAACCTCATCGATCATGATCCAGCCATGCTCAAACGGCTCGATGATCTCACCCTGAATGAGCGCGCCGATCAGTTTGTCAGAGTAGGATGGGTTGACCATATTGCGCACTGTGCGCTCGGCATTTCCATCGGCTGTGAGCATATCCTTGAGCGCCGAGCGTGAGACATAGGGACTGCCTTCGCGTGTTTCGGCTCCTCCGGCCCACCAGGCGCGTTCCCAAGTCTTGCGGTGTCCATCTAGCTTGGACTCCTTTTGAGGCGCTACAGGAGCCTCCTCGACGGCAAGAACAGCACTGCAGACCTGTTCGCCATCTTCATCGAGCCAGCCGCTGATCGGCACCACGTTGAGATTGGCATAGATCGGCTGGGCCTCTTCGGCATCCTTGGACTTGCGCTGGACGATCTGCATGGGTTGATCGCCTTTGGCTGGGACAATGCTGATCTCGATTTCAAGCGCACCCTTCCATGCTGATGAGCCACGTGCGCGGTGCTGGGCTTCATCTGAAACGCCTGTATGATGGACAAGCAGGACCGAGCAGTTAAACTCTCGCATGAGACCAGCACAGGCATCGATCATGGTCTTGGCATCTTGGGCGCTGTTTTCGTCACCGAGGAGGAAGCGATGGAGAGTATCGATCACAATCAGGCTAGGTTGGTCTGGCAGCGCACGGACGGCATCGAGGACACGTTGGTATCCCTCAGCTGTGTTCAGGTCGCATCCAGCCTTGGACAGCCACATCGATAGGCTTCCGGCTTTGTGATGCTGCTTCCATGCGGCCACGCGGCTGCGCAGACCGTGATGCCCCTCGCCAGCCAGATAGACAACGGTGCCGGGCTTGACCTTGTGGCCGTTCCATTCTGGGAGACCTGCGGCCATGTGTAGCGACCAGTCGAGGACTGCGAACGTCTTACCACCACCTGATGGACCATGCACCATGATGAGCGCTTGTTCTTGGAGCCAGTGCTTGACCAGCCATTTGATTGGTGCTGGCTTGGTGCAGAAGTCATCGGCTGGGACCAGCCAGTCAGAAGCTGGCGGTTGGAGCAGGATCTTGAGGTCATGGCCTGCTGCCACATAGTCGTTAGCATCACCATCGATCGGAGGCATGACAACGCGTGCGCCATATTTGGCTGAGGCTTGGTCGGCATATTTCTGGCCTGTGCCGGAGGCATCATTGTCAGCCACGATGACCAACTCCTGCATCTGCCCATATTTCTCGCGGATGGTTCCAGTTACTGGGACCAAGTTCGAGGCAGAATAGGCAACGATGCAGGGACGATGCGTGATCTCGTGGATCGTGGCGGCTGTGGCGAAACCTTCGGCAATGTAGATCGTGCCAGGTTCGTCGGTGGTTCCCACCATCCAGAAACAGCCACCAGTCTGACCGCCAGAGTGATAAAGCTTGCCACCATCCTGATCGATATACTGGATCGAGGCCAACTTGCCTTCTGGCGTGAAGAGTGGAGCCATGAGGCGACCGTCTGCAGTAATTCGGGTTCCGTGCGCCTGGACGCCTTTGCGCGCCAGATAGGGATGATCCGGGCTGGCTCCCATGCCGTTAGACCAGATCAGCTCTGCCGTATCGGCCACTGCCTCGCGGTGCCGTTTGATCTCTGCATCGCGGGTTGCTTTTGCTTCGGCCATCCTGCGTGCGTGCGCCATTTCCTCGGCTGGGCTGATCTGCCGGCCAACATCAGCACGCCATGTGGATTCTATCCCTGCACGCCAGCAACCAAAGCGGCCAGCCGGGATGCCATCCGAATAGGCCACATACCAGCCGGACTTGTCATGGCCTGGCTCGCCTTTGGTGCCGCTGTTGAAGCGGTGCATCTTGCCATCGAGGATGATTTCGCGTGGTGGCGTCATGCCAGCTGAAGAAATAGCATCACGCAGTTGCAGCTCTGGTGGATCAGGATCGATCGGCTTTGATGGCGACCAAGGACCGCCCATTATCGATGTGATGTCAGCCATTATTCCCCTTGCCCCTTAAGATAGCACGCCAGCCGATTGAGCGTCTCGAACTTTGGATTCGTCTCACGACCATCCCTGATATTGATGATGGTGTTAACGTGCAGTCCAGTTCTTTCCGCCACAATCTTTGGCCGTCGATCCGAAAGGCCCTGCCTGATCCATTCCAATTCCATCATGTGCATAACCCTCTGCGATGTTGTTTTTCCCCTTTACGCAGGATCAATAAGCCTGTAAAGGTCAATCCACGCACCGATTGGATGGTCCGACTGGTGCCACAAAGGAGAGCCAATCATGGCTATCAATCTAAAGAAAACAGGCGGACTCACCGCCAATGGCGTGAAGCTGCTTGTCTATGGGCAGGCGGGCGCAGGCAAGACCAGCCTGATCAGCACGCTGCCGAATCCGGTGGTGCTATCGGCTGAGGGTGGTTTGCTTTCGATTCAGGATGCCGATCTGCCGTTTATCGAGATCGCCAACATGGACGATCTGCGCGAGGCTTATGCCTGGGCGAAGGATAGCGCCGAGGCCAAGGACTTTCAGAGCGTGGCGCTCGATAGCATCAGCGAGGTCGCTGAGGTTGTCCTGCAGCACGAATTGAAGCGTAACAAGGATGGCCGCGCTGCATATGGTGAACTGAACACCACAATGCAGGAACTGATCCGCGCGTTCCGCGATCTTCCCGGAAAGCACGTCTACATGAGCGCCAAGCTGGAAAAATCGCAGGATGAAATGGGCAAGCTGCTCTTCAATCCATCGATGCCAGGCAAGTCGCTCACGCAGGGTCTGCCTTACTTCTTTGACGAGGTGCTGGCACTGCGGGTCGAAAAGGATGGAGAAGGCAACACCCAGCGCGCACTGATGTGCGATAGCGATGGGATCTGGCTGGCCAAGGATCGCTCTGGAAAGCTGGAAGCTTGGGAAGCGCCTGACCTTGGCGCGATCATTTCTAAAATCGGGGGTGTAGCATGAGCCTGTTCCAAGACTGGATTGACGCAAAGGCCGCTGAGGCCAAGGCGATCAAAGAGCGCCGAGCGATTGAAGATCTGATGGTCAAGTCTTTTGAGATCCCAGAAGGTTTGGAAGGCACAAAGAACATCGAAGCCGAGCAGTATAAGATCAAGATCGAAGGCCGGATCAACCGCAAGGTCAATTCGGACAAGCTGCAGGAGTTAGCCGCAGAGCATGGTTTGACTGACCATCTTGCAAGCCTCTTCCGGTGGAAGCCTGAGATCAACATGACCGTCTGGAAGGCTGCAGACGCATCGATCACCACACCATTGCTGGACGCGATTACGGCAACACCCGGCCGTCCGTCCTTTACCATCACTAAGGCAGGAGAATAATCATGGCATTTCTTGGCGAAACATTTGGTGTTGACGACCTTCCGCAGTCGGATCGCAATTACGAGCTGATTCCCGAAGGCTGGTATAACGCCACCATCACCAAGGCTGAGCTTGGCAACACCAAGTCTGGCACGGGTCAGAAGATCGATGTCCGTTATGACATCACTGGCCCGACGCAGCAGGGCCGCGTGATCTTTCAGGCGGTGAACATCCGCAACCAAAGCCAGAAGGCCGAGGAGATCGGTCGCCAGCAGCTCGGTGAGATCATGCGGGCGATCGGTCTGGCACGGGTTGAGGACACCGACCAGCTGATCGGTGGTCAGCTTTGCATCAAGATTAAGATCAAGCAGCCGACCGACAAGGATAAGGCCGCTGGCTATACCGAGAACAAGAACGAGGTTGCTGGCTTTAAGGCTGCGAATGGCACCAATGCTCCGATGCCTTCGGTTGCACCCAGCGCAGCGCCGGCAGCATCG